GTTCAGGGTGGGCTGATCCCGCCCGCACCAGAGGAGATACCTGCCCCAGCTGCGGCCGCCGGCCCCGTACCTGGATAGACCAGGCAATTATGTCACAGCCCGCCGGTACTGTGACACTGTATTGCTCTAACCCGGCCCTGCCACAAGCTGAGTTCTTGCAGCGAAAGGCAGCCTTACGCGGCAGAAGAGCGCCAATCCGTGTCGCCCCCCTATCACGGACATGCGTACCAGTGTGGGTCCGCTTCAGTACCACCACAATTATTAGCTGTGCGAGAGACAAGGCGACACACGTCCTTATCCATGTCTCTGACCAAAAGGACGAAATATCAGGTGTCGGTCACTTCCGGGTCGGCCATTACTCTGTACCTGTAACGCTGGTCTCGAACGGCGGAATCAATGCAATGTATCTCGATGTTGAGTACCCGGTGACTCAGCTTCCGCCTCTGGTGAAGCAAAGATTGTCTGTTATGTACTCAATGGTTGATAATTACGACTTTTCCGACGTGGACGGTTGCAACACGCCAGCTCTAATCTTACGGCCTACATTCAAGGGAGTCTACCCCAAACAGCCTGTCCGCCCACCGCGGACTGGTGAGTTTGAGCGAGCTAAGATAACTGGAGAGCATCATACGCACATAAGGCCTGAAGAGGTCTGGGAAGCATTTTCAGGTGACCGCAACCGTGAGTACATAATGTTGGCATTGTTGTCCAAGCTACGCCGCATAGGCGGTGCGACCGAGGCCTTCGTGGCTACCGCGCTGCTATACGTCGCATCAGTTAAGCTCCCCGTAGCGATGCAAGTTGCCACTTCTGACTGGGTGTGGGTAGGAGACATAGACACGGTTATGTCAAATTTGAAGAAGGCCTCAACGCCGATGAAGGCTTTGCAAAACGCTAACTATGTTGACCTCACTGACCTCTTCGAGCTACAGACTCTTGTTAACCGGGGCGTCGGCATGATAGATTGGGCTTTAGAAAAGGAACATCGTGTCAATCCGGACGTAATTGATGTTGACCCGCGTGACGTGTATGACGCCGCGGTGCGGATATTTAAGACAGGGGCGCGACACGGGTTCCAGTATAAGAGGATGGGGCTTGACGACTTTACGGCTGCGAGATGGGAATGGTCGCCCTCTGGAAGTGTTCATTCACAGTATGAGGAAGATCAGCAATACATACTCAGAGAAAACTACCGACACCGCACTAAATTTGTCACCCTCAACGCCATGAGTAAAGAGCATATCAAATCATTTTTTACGCGGCCCCCTCAGGTAAGGGCGTGGCCATCAGTGAAGTATGAATGGGGCAAAGAGCGGGCTATTTATGGAGTTGACTTAACATCAGCGACAGTAGCACACTTTGGACTCTATAACTGTGAAGAGGTATTCAAGCATAGGTTCCCTGTAGGCGAGGACGCAGAAGCCGAGCGCGTGCACAAGAGGCTTAAGATGATGCTGGAAAGTAGCGAATCTTGCTGTTACGACTTCGATGACTTCAATGCTCAACACTCGACAGCATCGATGATGGCAGTCATTACTGCGTACAGGGATACTTTCTTGGGACAAATGAGTGAGGCACAGGCTGACGCTGTACAGTGGGTGGCAGATTCACTACTCGACGTTAAAGTGGTTCCGAGCGACGGCTCTCCTTACACCGTCAATGGGACACTGCTATCTGGGTCAAGACTAACCACGTTCCTGAACACCGCATTAAATTTTATCTACATGGACATTGCAGGTGCCTTATCTACTCCGGGAGTAGTTGATTCTGTTCATAACGGAGACGATGTACTCCTAGCTGTGCGTACGACTAAAGCCGTAGTGCAAGTACATAGTCGGATGGCGCGGATCAACGCCCGCGCTCAGGCGACTAAATGTAATGTTTTTTCAACGGGAGAATTTTTACGCGTTGATCATAAGCTCGAACTGAGTGACGGTTTAGGGGCCCAATACGCGACCCGTGCGTGTGCGACCGCCGTACACTCAAGGGTGGAGAGCCAGCAACCGGTGAGGGCGACGCTCGCAGCTGAGGCAGCTGTCACACGTATCAAAGAATTGACACGGCGTTGTCCTCAAGCCTCTGTGGGCCACAAGAGGCTGCTAGACAGTATTATATCACGACTCGCTTCAATATACAGAGTCCCTTATCAAGCTCTACTCATAGCCGTACACACGCATGTCGTTGCAGGAGGATTATCGACAGAACGTTGGGCACCAGTCGAGATACTTGTAGAGGAGAAAGTGACGTACCAGGCAGCCGAGGGTGACGAGGCTGACGTCGATGTAATCAAACTCACACCTGGAATAATAGATTATGCCCGCAGGCTACACAGGGTAGTCCGCGAAAAGGTATCGTATGATA